TAAGAATGGTTTGTTTCAAATCTTCGGCCAATAGCGAATTGAGTCTTGGAGATTATCCAATCCGCCTTAACACCTAGTCCCCATAATCATACCAATATTTATAATATTGGCGTGAGTAAGGCAACGGGTTTCCTAGAGCTTTGGCAACTTTTTCCCAAAACTCGAAATATTCCGTATGCACATACATCCTGGCCATGCTATCCAGGTATTGATCCATTGTTTCGTCGTCCACATATCTCATCTTCTTGAGATGCTTCATCATGTACAGTGGGATAGGTCCTTCATCAGTGAAACGGTGTCCTACAAACTCTGTCGTTTCACTGGATTCTTTAATTTGTATCCCATATCTCTTGTACAGATCTAGGTGGAGTGTATGCTTCGCGTGGTGGAGAGTATCATCACCACAAACTCTTGGCAGAGGATGCATACTAATCTGGGCTTCAATACATACGGCCATATGGAGGAATACCTGGCAGTGGCTATTGAGAGATATGGTGTTCACACATCCCGATTTCATCACTCCTGGTATTTGTTGTTTAAACAGGTGCCCGTCTGATGTCATTAATGTTGGGTCTTCAAACATGTGACGGTATAGAAGTTTCGCGGTTTCCAGCCAGTCCATTTTACGTTCACCACGAGCCAACCTAAATCTCAACTGCAATTCTAACTGTATGGCCCAATATGGAGCTGTCCAATCCCATGAACTCTTATCGACTCCACAGGTTGTTCCCATTGATTTCCATGATCGATAATATTGTTTCCAGTTTCCTCCGACCAGAACAATTCCCTGTTGACTTGGAATGTGATATGATTTCTCAATCTGAATATCATTCATCTGGCCGAACAACATATGCCAAGCAACTTGTACAGGAAGGGAGGAGGCCATTATTAACCTCCAACGTCCTTCCTCCATCTTTGCTTTCTTGTGAGGTTCTGGTTTTATGAAAACCCTTATGATATGATCCCATTTGTCTTTTAATACCAATTGGACATCATACCACAATCGCGCTAGTTGTATCTGGTCACAGCTAACTCCATTCCATTTCAGCCAGGCTCCATTGGTCGTGGCTTCTCTTTGATATGGGTATCCGGGACTTGAGGTCATGTCAAGTCTTTTGACTGCTTCCAGAAAAGAGGAATGCTTATCGAATTCATCGTTCAGGTCCCACACACAAGGTGCGTAGGCCTTTTCAGCTTCATACAGTATTCTTTCTTGCGTTAATTCGGTTGGAACATAGGCATTTGCAGAGGGTCTAAAATAGGTTTCGGAATGCACAAGGAGACTGTCTATTTCCCTAACTGTGTCTTTCTCGCCTGGCCAGCCATAACACTTGTCGCTGGCTTCTGCGATTCTAGCAATGTATTGAACTCCTTGCGTTGCGATCTCGATAGCAGCTTGTACGCGCTCATTACGTTTTGGGCTTCTTGTCGGCGCTGTTCCTGGGACTTTTCCGATTCTCTCAAAACCCCAGGGAGTTCTGAGATCACGGATTCCCCCGAAAGCGAAGACTCATATACTCCGTCCTGGTAGCTTCTCTTACCTTTATGGATTATGTCATCGTCTTCCCAATTCGGCCCGAAAGCTTTGTCCATAGCACTTCTGGTCACGTTAGAGTACTTGCCGCCTACGAAGATCTGTATATACTCAGGATCTCCTCCATGAGTTTGCCATTTCATCTTCCT